ATTTTTTTAGTTTTTGTGTTAGTCATGTTGATATAATTTTATTTTAGTTGACTTATGGCGCCATTCAATCGCGCCTCCTTCTCATCTTCACTTAATGAGTCCCAGTCTTTGGGCATAATCAATCCAAAACCATCAAGACCAGCCTTGAGCATCCTTGTCTTCCAGTCGTTGATTCCCTTCTTGTCACCCATATGGAATATCTCCCCCATCTTTGCTACCATTGCCACGCTCTCTAATTGTCTCATATCATGCTCTCCACCCTTGTCAATAGCCGTTCCGAAATCCTCTAACCCCTTATCACTTATCAGACCATTCTTTGCTGTATCACTCTTTAATTTCGTCAATACAGTTTCATAAGTGTAGCGCTCCCATGTTCTATTAAGATATGTACATTTCACTCTATTTAATTCTAAACCATTCTTTAATAGTATAGCTTCATGCTTAAACCCATTGCGGGTATTTTTTGTCTCACATATCACCTCTAAAGATTCATTGATTCTAAATGATTGCATTTTTAATTATTCAGCCCCATGCCTAACACTACCAGAATATAGATACTATTTTATTAAATTTTTAACGTGCTTTCCAAGTCCTTATCTAGCTCTATTTTACTCTTTCTATTATCATTGTCAACTGTATATCTGTTCATAACTCTATATAACCCATTATACTCTCTCTGTTTAGCTTGTCAAGCGCTTTTATCATTCTAGGTTTAGGGGGCTTAGGATTACATTAAGTTTCGGGGTTTCTTAGGTTGCTTTAGTCTAGTTGACATTGAGATTGTTATGTTGTGTTATAGGTTTGGTGGGGTTTGGGGAGTCTTCTCGCTTAGCCCCATATCCCCCTCCAACTCCTCACCAAAACCTCTCCTGTTACCCTCCTAGACCTCACCGCTCCCAGCCTAGACCTAGACCAATACAATCTTGTCAATAACTAATTTGGGTAGTGGGTATTTCCTAGCACCGATAAAAAAATCTTTAAAGGACTCCCCAAATTAATTTAACAATTCTGGGGTTAAATCTCTTTTGTGTTCTCTCTTAGACCTAGTTCTTATATAATGGGTTGTAAGAGAAGGAAAGCAGATAAAAGCCTACTTATTTAAAAGATTTTTGCGTTTTTTGAGTGCGTGAGGACTTTTCTTGTATGAGAGTGCTTCTTAATGGCTCGTCGTCGTGAGGTTTCGCTTTGTTGAATCTAGGTCTTTCCCTTAACCTAGATAAGAAGTTTCTAATGTTGACTCGGTGTATATCAGTAGGGGTATCTGTGGGTAGATTCTATTAGGAGTCCCTGTTTAATAGAAGCCTACTGATTCTTTATAGAGGAGTCTTTTTATCCTCTTTTTGAAGTCTCGATACAAGATGAATCTTAGCTGGTGAGCCAAGACGATGGCTGCCCTACACGTTTTCTCCTGCTTGTTCCTAGAGGCTGATTCGGGGTCTATGCCGCGCTTTATCCGATGCTCTAGTGCTTGTTCTTGTCCCCTTAAATGGGCTGGGCGTATGAAGGTAATTAAAAAGAGTTTAAGAAACCTTGCTCACCTTTCGGTTAGAGCCACCCAGACCGTTTAAAGGGACAAAGAAAAAACCCCATAGCTTACGCCAGAGGGTTTAATCTGATATTTTCCATACTTACAACTACACTCAATATGCTATCATAGTTATCTCTGATTGTATACTGGGTGTAGTTCATAGTTGTTTATACGGGAGGTTATCAACCTCATATCTCTATACTATCATACCCACCAATAGGGTCAAGTGGATAATTAAATTTTTAATATCTGTGATATGATATAGGTATTATGACAGAAGAACTCACAAATGTAAAAGTGGATAACTCTGGGAAACCCAAGAAGCTCGACCCAGTAGGGCTAAGCCTCTATGGGACTAATTTTAAGGGGTTCAATAAGGTCGCAGAATACAACGATATACTTCCCGCCTTTAAAGATTGGTATTATGAAATAAAGAAGAAGGAACCGAATACAACTCTTACCGTTATTGTTCGGGGGTTTAATGAGGAAGTATGCAAGCCAATGGGAAGGACATTTTATCCATACTTGCCACAACTACGAGGATGGCGCGCTAAGTGGGATTTGGATTTAATGAATCAATTACAGGAGAAGGGTTTGGCGATAACAGAGAAGAGGTATGTTAATCAAGTTATTAAAACCAGGAATGAAGAAGGAAGATTGGTGACTGGTCAAGTCGGTGACAGCGAACTTGAGGCTGGCGTTAAAACTCTTGGCGGCGAATTGTTGAATGATGCAATGCAGATGTTGAAAGATGACCAGGAGTTAGAAGAGATATACGATGATGAAACTTTGATTAAGAGAAGACATTATATTGTTAATGTGTTTGCTCACGCCACTAGACTGGTTCATGGTAAGGCGGCTCTTATGCTCAAAGCCTCCGAGGAGAAGCGAAACACGGCAGGGTTTATGATGAGCTTGATAGCAAGGGCTACTGCTGGCAAGATGACTGATGAAGAAATGAAGTTATTAAAAGACGCCTACGTCCCTAAATCTCAACCAAATGAGCAAGCCCAACCAATTTAGTTTCGATGCTATTGCTAAGGAGTTCTTGGTTTCAACTATTGATAACGAGACTAAACAGCGCTTCGTAGAACTGATTGAAACTGAACGCCAAGGCAGAGAGAGCGTCATATTCTTTTCCGAACAAATGCTCGGAGTTCCTTTGAATGATTATCAGAAGAAGTGGTTGACTCGAACCACTACCCCTCGCTCACAGTGGATGGAGAAATTTGGGGATACTATTCAAGACATAGGGGGATTCCTATTTGGGAGCAATATATCTTCGATTGGAAACCAGTCGGGCAAGACGGTGGGCATCGCCATTAAACATATTTGGTTTAATAAATATAAAATCGGAATGGATTTAGAGGGAAGTCTTATTAGTTCCGCTTATTATGCCACCCTAAATATCTCTCCTCACAGCCGCCAGACCAGAGCGTGTTTCTCCCATATTAAAGATATTTTAAGCGGGCAGTTTATTATAGATGAGGAAGGCAAGAAGAGATTAAATAAGTTGAGTCCTCTGATGAGGGATTTTATTACTGGAGATAATGCCAACCTGGGAGAGATTCGTTTCGCAAATAAATCAATAATGTATTCGGTGCCGACTGGTGCTGACCAAGCCTCGTCTTTGGCTGGTGCCCAATTTGGCTACATATCATATGATGAATGTTCACAGTCTCTTCACTTGAAGGAAGAGTTGGGAGCTAAGATTCTTTCCCGTCTTATTAAGTACGGGGTTTGTCTTGATTTGATTGCCACCCCAGAGGTGGATTCGCCATCTCACCAATACTACCTACATATAGTGAGGATGGGCATAAAAGGACTGGAGGGCTGGTGGGCACTGACGGGAATGGGTATGGATGACAATAAATTCATTAGTAAAGACCAGCGCGAGAGAGCGAAGGCGACTCTACTGGCGACAGATAAAAAGAAGTATCGGCAAGTTGTGATGGGAGAGTTCATAACTTCTGGCAAGAGATTCTTTGATTCAGCCGAAATAGAAAATCTTTGGAAGTTGACTGGGAAAAGAGATTGTCATAAAAACGGGAAGTATATTTTAATAGCAGACTTCGGAATGTCTGATACTGGAGATGATTCGGTATTTATGGTTCTGGAGCACACGGAGTTCGTGATTAACGGCAAAATAGATATTGTTAACCATGAGTCAATACAGGGCGGTTCCCCTCAAATGCAGTTCGCCTTATTAAGAACTCTTTACGACCAATATACCTGGTATGACGATGATGGTGTGACAGCCCATTATCCGACCTTCGTAATGGATGCGGAGTCTCTTGGTGGGGTAGTAATAAAGAAATTACTGGTTCTCTTGAAACCGAGGGCGTTTGATATAGACAAGGACGAGGCGCTGATGCTCTTGAAGAACGCCATGTCTAAAGGAAGAGATTATATTGAATCGGAAGTAGATGGTGCGATTTTAGAAAAGAACCCCGATTATGGAGTCATTCGTTCATATTATATAGATGAGTTGAGTGAGCAGGCGGGAAGCTATCATATAGAAGACAAGAAGCTGACTACTGATTTTGTAATGACCCTGATGATGGGAGTTTCTTATCTTGTAAAGAAACTTGGGAATGTGCCAACTAAGAGGGTCAATTTTAATCCCCTTGCTGGTTATAATGCCTCAATAACGAGGTTGAAAAACATTAACTAAGTCAAGTGGATATTCCCCGTTGTGGTCTGATAACAAAATCTATTGTATAATAAAACCATGGGACTACTCTCTATTTTCAAAAGCGATATGGCAGTCGGCGACAATAGTGAACGCGCTATTAAGTTGGCAAAAGAAATTACCGCTCTTGAAGGAACCATTCGCCTTGACTGGACACGAAGAGTCTATGGCGACGGAACCTACTCTGGTTATCAAACCCTAAGAGATTTTTATAAAGGGAAGCAGTGGAGCTTCCGCAAAGAAGGCGGAGGCACAATGAGGACATATAATTATTGTTTTACTATCGTAGAAAACATGACGGCGTTCTTGACGAATGAGCCGCCACAAATTTCCTGTCCTCCTCGTAATGTTACTGACCCAGTTGAACGAGGTCTAGCCGAGGGTCGCACCAAACTACTCAATGCTGTTCACGAAGATAATGCCATGTCATTGGTCTTTCAGCGCGCAGTTAGAACCGCCTCTATTACTGGAGATTGCTTTATCTTCGGAGCGATACCAACATTCAAAGTAAATGACGACGGCACAAAAGTCTTTGACCGAATAAGATATTGGAACATAGAGAAGCCCGAACATATCCAGGTTCTCTGGAAGGATGAGAATTTCTCGGAGATGGATGGGTTTATAAAGAAATATAGAATTTCTGTTGAATCGGCTAAGAGATTATTTAAAGAAGAATTAAAGAATAAGAATTTTCATATTCAAGCCGACTTCGATACTGAAAATCCTAGTGCTACTGCCACGACGGAAGTTCCAATGATAACCATTAAAGAGGTCTGGATGGAAGACGAATATCTGTTGATGTTTAATAATGACAATAAGCCAGTTCACTATGTTGAACATAAATTTGGTTTTGTGCCATTGCAGTATATTCCGAACATTCACATTCCTGGCGAACCCAAGGGAACATCTGACCTTGAGAATGAACTTGACCCACAGCAGGAATATAACGAGAGAGCCTCGGATATGGCTGATATTATTAAGGAGATTTCTAAGCCTGCCTATTGGGGTAAGAATCTTGATAATCTTACAGAGGTTCGTTCTGGTCAGATTGTTATTTATCAAGTTGGAGATGACGGCGATATTCAAGCAATGCCTAAGAGTGGCAACACTTTCCCGATGGAGAGTTATCTTAACGACAGAAAGAATGATATTATCGCCTTGTCTGGTCTAAACCAGGTTCTTTATCCTGGCACTCAAGTATTACAAGCTACTGGACGCGCCTTGTCGGTGGTCATGCAGGGCGTGAATAATAAGGTATCATTAAGGAAGGAATGGTGGATTAAAGCGTTTAAAGATTTGAATAAATCCATTCTCTTTCATGCCGAGAAGCAGATTCCCAAAGCCAGTCTCTTAATAGGAGGATATTATAAGACGGATGTGTTTATCAGTTCAGTATTATTAAGAAGCGTAGTTGATGAAATCTCCAAGTTCCAGGCTAAGGTACAATCATTGACAACTACCCAACACAATGTCGGAATAGATAATCCTTCCGAAGAGCAGAAATTGATGAAAGAAGAATTGGAAGACCCGATATTGGCGACTGAAATTGCCAAGCAGCCTGGGTTACTTCACCAGATTATAGCCGAAAGAGTTGCTCAAGCTAATAATCAAGGTGGCGTGTCAACGGCAGCCTTGGGTCTTAAAGGAAGTCCACCACCGATTCAAAACGATAACACGGGAGCGCCAGCGGGAGGAGGAGTTCCTCCAGCCGCAGGAGTGGCTTCACCAGTAAGTCCAAGGGGAGCAATAGCGGGTAATGCCGCCAGAGCTGGCGGGGTTGCCGTAAAACCAAAATAAACACATGGCTGTAAATCTTCGCACAACTTTTTCAATAAGCCTAGCCAACGTAGTAGACAATGCTATCACAACTATTAACGCTATCCGTAGAGTTGAGCAGGCTCGAAAAGAATCTGAATTTCAGAAGGCTATTGCTGGTGGGATGAGTTATGCTGACCAAATTACATTTAGAGATAAACAACTGGCAGATGAGAAAGCGTCCAGCATATCTGACCCTACATATATAAACACCCTTACTGCTTCAATCGCCGACACAAAGAAATTGGCACGCTTTGAAGCGATAAGAATTAAGTATAAGGACTCTCTTGATAGTTATGTTACTGGAAAAGAATCCATTTCGCAGCACCTTCAAGTTCTTCAAGACCTTCTTGCTGGTGAGTCAGACCCAAGTAAGCAATCGGAAATCAGAGACCTTATCTCTGAATCAAGGAATACACAGGCTACCATCGAGGTCAACGCTATTAAAAACCGTGCTTTACTTGCCGAGAAAGACAAGTCAGTTCAGTTAATTGATAATAGTATTTCAGAAGTTCAAAGTCGAAGAGCCTTGGCTTCCGTTAACCAAAATGACGATGAGGTCGCTGCGTGGGATGACACACTACTTGCCCTAAAGAGCAGTAAATCAAAATTACTCATCGAAAATGGTCTCAATGAGATTACCTACCAAACCAATCGCTCAAGTCTATCATCGGTAGACAAACTCAATCTTTTAAATAATTATGTCTCAAGTGCTAATGCTTCGGATGCGGTGACATATGACGGTATTACCTACCCTTCATTGAAGGCTTATTGGGAGAATAAACGCGGAGACTACATTACTAATAATTTCTTTGATGAGCTAAAGAAAGAGACTGATGCTCAAACTGCTGTTATAGCTTCTAATAATTCATATGGGCAGGTTCCCGTTGCTAGAATCCAAGCCATCAACGATTTCTACTCCAATCTAAAAAACTCTGATGCCTTCGCCGCATATCAAGACAGACTTGAGCAAGCGAGAATTACGTCCGTCACTGCAATGGCGAATGATTTATATACTTCCCTCGTAGACGAGGCAAATGCAAATGGCGACTTTGCTAAAGCAGAAGCCGCTATCTTGGCAATCGAGAATAGATTTGGAATAAAAATTGCACGACCCGCATTTAGTTCAGAGGTTGCGAACAACAATACGATAGCCAATAGTGTTCTCGGAGGAGGAGCTACGGTTGTTAATCCTGCCGCTGCTCCAATTCCTGCCGCGGCACAACCATTGCCCTCTCTACCAGTGAGACCATCGGTAACAATTCCTAGTTCCGAAGCATCTCCAGCTTCGTCTTCCGCTCCAGCGCCCCTTGGAGCCAATATCAGTACAACATTTATAGAATCAACTCCTACTCCAGTCCCAGCATCCACTCCAGCCCCTAACTTTACTCCCGTTCCTCCAAATTTCACCTCGGCTGAAACTGGTCAACCTGCCTACGCTCCGCCTCCAACACCAATTCCGCCTCAAAACTTTACTCCCGTTCCTGCTCCGACTCCTAATTATTCAGAGGCAGTTCCTTTATATAGTCCAGCAAGCGGTGTCGGAACTAAATCTCCAGGTGGACAATATGTCTTTACTGCTGATTATACATGGAAACCAGTCGGTACTACTTCAATAACTAAGACGGCTCCCGTTCCAGTCCCACCTCCTTTCCCAACTCCTCCACCCGCCACTATTCCCGTTTCAGTTCCAACACCAAATCCGACCACAACCACGCCTTCTACCTATACTGGGGTCAGCGTTGTTGATTACTTGAAATTACAAAAGCAAGATAGCTCATTCTCTGCGAGGCAGAAATTAGCATTAGAAAAGGGTATAATGAATTATACTGGAACAGGAAAACAGAACGACCAGTTACTTAAACTTTTAAGAGGGTAAACCGTAAGGATTAACTTCTAACATATGGCACTTCTACGAGGATTTCAAAAATCAGCGAGCGGAGATTCAACAAAGGTTTTGAATTTGATTGAAAGCTCTTATCTTAACCGCACTACAAGCGGGCAGTTTAATACGGTTGAAGATGTCCAGGGTCTCATAGATACATATAAAAAACTTCCGCAAAGCGTTGATGTCCAAACCAAGATTGCAGACTTAGAGAATAAGAAACTCCAAGTCGGTGCAAAGCTGGGAGATATTCTTTCACAGAAAGATGTTTTTGATACTCAACTTCAAGCTGGCTTAGATAATGCGGCAAAGAATAATTTTAAGAAGGTGAAGAGTTTAATTGGGTCTTACGCCTCAATATATAGTGATGCCAGTGACCGATATGACAAGGAAGTAATGTCTAAAATCTTTGACCAATATGGAACTACGAGTAGCATACCGAGTGACGTATTGGATTATAGGAAGGCTTTAGATGATAAGGCGAAATTCTACTCACAGCTTTTTAACGCATATAACGTCCAAGACCCCACAACTGGTGAGATAGGACTATTGAATCCAGCGAGCATCGCTGTTCAGATTGACACGAATCCTACTAATGGCGCAGTGCAACATATTGATATTATGCCCAGTGGACAAATTGATGATAAAAACTATATGCGCACGGAGTTCGGACTCAATGTAATCAATGATTTGCCCAACAAGAAACTTCCAACATATTTACGGGTTAACAATATCGGCTTTACTTCGGATGGAAAACCTATTCGCGGCGCTATGCTTGGCAACGTCTCTTATGATGAAAAGATAAACGTCAGCGATACTGGTGTCAGTAGCAGTGCGGGTATAATTACGCCAGCGAAAGAGAAGGTTGGTTTCTTCGGAAAACTGAATATCTTTTCAGATAATCCAGCAGAAAAATTAAATAGTTCCATTGATTCGATGAAGACAAATGGCATCAACTTCTCTAGCGATGCCTATAATTACGATAGTCAAGCGGTGCCAAATGACGCCGTGCTTCAAATGGGAACTAGGGTATTCTATTCAACTGGTAAGGATGGTCAGATTCTTGAAATTAGTGGAGCTAACGCAAAAGAAAAATCGGCTAACTTAGATAAGTATTTATCGGGAATCGGCAAAGACCCCAACAAGATTCTTCCTTATAAAATTACTAGAGACTATCTTGTTGCCCCCGACGGTAGTTCCCGTATACAGGGGAATGTTGATGCGAATTATTTTAATGCTCCGACTGCCCCTACTCAACCCTTATCTCTGGGAACAAGTCAGCCAACTAATCCCATCTCAACGCCCATCACGACTCCAACGGCGCCCCCTAATCCTTATTCGGCTTTCTTCGGGTATAGAAATACCCCCACTCCTCCAGCCCAACCTAATGTCGGTAATTCTACCCCAGATATAGTTAACCAGGGGAATAATTATTTTAGAAACGCGACCAATTTCTTCGGAAGAGCTAAGTAAATAACATGGCAGACATTACTCAACCAGTAGCCACAAGTAGGGAGGATGTTTGGCAACAGTTGGGAGCAAAGCAATATGACACTCCCAGCGATTTATACCAACCACCTCAAAATACGGCTTATGATATAGCACCTCCCAAGGTCGGAGTTTTAGGAGCGTTCTTTAAGGGTCTTCCAAATAGTAGAGATTCTGGTTATCAATATGACCCTAATTATCAGCCAACGATTCCCGAAACCCTTGCTTCAACCGTTACTCAATTTGCCCGTAGCGGTGCGGCAGTATTATCTGAATGGACGCCAGAATATCAAGCAGCCAGAGCTTCGTTAAATGAGCTTAGAAAAACAGACCCCAATCTAGCTGACCAGATAGAAACATCAAGTATCGGACAGAAACTTTCTAATACAAAGTTAGCAATTAAAGGGGCTGCGGCTGTTGGAGAAGCGGCTCTTACCTTTGCACCGTGGTTTAAATTCGGACGAGCAGGATTGGCTGCGGCGGAGACTGGATTATTAAGTAAGATAGGAGTAGTAGGAGAAAAAATCTTAGCAAGTCCAACATTAGAAAAACTATATAGCGGAGGATTAAATGGATTTCTTTACGGTGGACTCTATGGGCTTCATGCCAACGATGCCGACTGGGAGGCGGCTGCAAAGAACGCAGTGATGGGCGGAGTATTCGGGACTGCCCTAATGGGCACAGCCTCCAGCCTTGCTTTTCTTGGAAAATACGGAGGAAATAAAGCCCTCCAGGGATTTGATTTTCTTAGGGATACGGCTAAGAATCTTGGAGTCCCTAGTCTTGCCGAGATACTCCCAGAGAAATGGTATGCCAATATATTTGGTGTCGGTTCAGCAATGAAAAAATACTATGGCGACATCGGCGCTAACTTTCTTGATATGTATAGCCGAGCATCTAAGTTGGCGACAACTGACCTGGGTAAAATTCAACTCGGATTTATTGATAATGGTTTAATGAAGGCTCCTTTTGGATTAAAATGGCTTGCTTTCCGCAACATTGAATATGTTGGAAATGATGCAGAAAGGATGCTTCATTATAATCAAGTTCTTCGAGGCATGGGTGCCTATGCCGATTCTACCGCCAGAAATGCGGCGATTGCGGCTGACCCCAAACTTCAATTCCTTGATGGGATAAGAACTTATTATGGGAGTGCTGCAAAGGATGTAGGCGTCACGAACGAACTTCTCGATGTCAGCACTTACCTACCAAAGCATACTCCAGTTATTGAATTGAGTAAGAGTAGTCGTAGTCAACTGGCAAATGCCACAACCTATGCAGAAAAAGAGGCAATCTATGCAGCCAATGACCCGATGGTTAAGGAGATGGTGGATAATTCCGTTCAATATGAACAGGCTTTTAAAACTCCTGTTGAGGCATATAAAACATATTATGATTATGCTGATATTGTAACTGGCGGTTCTCATACTCCGATGGGCGACAATGCAATGTTGCAGAAAATGGTAATGGATGGGAAAGCGGCAACGATAGAGGAGGCGCGAGGTAAAATTATTTCAGACTTAAAATTATTAAAACAATCTCTCACTCCAGACGCGAGTTCTTTGGATTTTAAAAGAGAAGTGAATCTTCCGTGGTATGACCCCAATCCTTCACGCGTGATGATTCAATACACTCTTGATGCTTCGATGAGAATTGAGATGGCTAAAATGTTCGGGGTGAATGACGAGGTGATTAACACGATGATTGGTTCGGTAAAGAAGAGCCTAACTGGAGAGGTATCGGCAGATGCAGCCGCCAGGTCATTCGAGGATTTCGTAAGAGTCGTGACTGGACAGGTGTTCCGCACTCAAAAAGAGCAGAGGGTCTCGGCGTTTATACGAGCCATTCAGATTCCTAAACTCGCCTTTGCCCAGATAATGAACCTCGGTCAATCTTTGAATACTCTATTGGCATCAGATTTGGGTTCTGCTATGCACGGTCTTACCACTGCATTTACGACTCCAGAGATACGTAAATCAATCGAACGCGGAGTATTGATGAATCAATTTATAAGACAGGTCTTTGATAGTAATGGTGCGGGCGGTGGTTCAAGATTAACCGATGCGATGTTGAAATATAATGGATTTACTTTTACGGAAATGTTCAACCGTATTGTTGGCTCATCGGCTTCGGATGTATGGGGGGAGAAGAATCTGGCGAAGTTATTATCTGATTATGGGATTAAGCCTGGAGAAGTGGGAAAGGATGGAGCTACTATAAAACCCTTTACTGATGTTTTGCCTCTTACTAGATTTGATAATCCCAAACCTGGGTATGAGCAGTATACTCCCGATGAATTTATACAAGCTGGTAATTACAAGGAGGTTGTGTACGAGAGTTCAATCCCGACTTCTGGAGGCAAGGTACATCCAGGACTGGGCGAAAGACCTAACTATTTTAGTCACGTAAGACAAAGCGACCTTTATGAAACTAATGGACAAACTAGGCGTTTACTTGAAATTCAATCAGACCTACAACAGAGAGGGAGATTAGCAAGTGAACTTCCTGATACTGTTGAAAAAGTCAAAGTTGGAAACAGGGAATTTGAAGTAATCAGAAACAGATTTGGTACAGATGAGAAAATCATCAAGGAATTTTCTGATTTTCAGATGAATGATTTAAAATCTAAAAATGATATGGTCAGCGGAAACGGAGTGGGAGTCACGGCTTTAGATGGCAAAACTCTGACAAGAGATGAGGCTATGAGTGCGGTACAAGAAGCTCAAAAAGTTTTAGAAAGTAGAAGGACTGAAATTGCTCCCCTTGAAAAATATAATAAGGATTTCAAAGCACATCTTCGTACGTTTAGGGAGTTTGTTAAGGATGCGAAAAGAGACGGAAAAACAACTCTTCAATTTCCAACAGGAGAAACTGCGATGAAGATTGAAGGTTTAGGAGAAACTTCTCGATGGGTGAGTGCTTCAACTAGAAATGATTTATCCGCAGAAGGATTAAAAGTAGGAGACGAAGTTACAAGGGTTCCTATTATTCGTGGTGATGTTGTAAGAGGTGGGGCAGTTTTTAATGAAGATAAATGGATAATCACCGAAGTCCTCGGAGATGGCAAGTTTAAGGCGGTGCCGAAAAGTATTGTTGATGGTGCGATGGATACACTAAGAGCGAAGAAAACCGCTAAAGGGTTAGGATTTAACGAAAAGGCACATTTAGATTTTGTATTAAGTGAGCCAATGATAAATCGTATGTCTGAAGCCTTCGACATCTCTGGTAAGGTAGATAAAACCCAATTCGTATACAGATTAAATGAAACTAGGCTTCCTAAAGAAGCTGAAAAGATGGGTCTAAAGGTAGAAAAAATCCAGACCCCAGAGGGCGAATTTTGGCAGACTAAATTACCTTCCGTCGCCCAGACACTTCAAAAGACTTTCGACTTGACATTAGCCGAAGGAGGTGCTACATTTACGTTGAATGGTGAGCTTCTCAAGGAGCGATATGTCTACTCACCTAGTAAGGTAACGGAGTTGGCTATTCCTAAAGAAAAGTTTACATTACAACATCTTCTTGATTATGCTGATAAGAATTTCGATGAATTAGTTAGAGAAGATAGGGCTATTGGAAATTGGGAATATAAGGGTGATATATATATGGATGTGGTGAAGGGTTCCAACGACCTTCCTGGTTCTCTACAAGAGGCTAGTGGAGCAGAACAAATAGGAATTTATGACCAAGTAGTTAAAAAGACCTTAATAGTTAAAGACGAATTACAAAAATATGACACAAATACAATTATTCAAACCACGCAAGGGAGAAACAAAGGAGCAGTTCCTTCAGCGAATAAGGGAAACTTACCAGGAGGAAGTCGCCCCACCCCAGAACTCCGAGCCATCCTCGAAGAAATCAGAGCCGACCAACCTCGCGAATACTGGGCACTAAAGGAACTGGGCGTAAATCCAGACGAAATTATCGCGAGAGGATTTATGACGCCAGAAGAAAAAGCGGTAGCCGCCCAGACTTTTGTTGAGCGGACACAATTCTTAGCTCATCCTTCGGACTTGCCATATTTTGCTTCTTCTCCAGCGGGTAAAACTCTGTTTCAATTTAGAACCTTTAGTTATCAGCAGGCTCGATTTGTGACTGATGAAATAAAAAATGCTTTTGCCCGCAAAGACTACGCGCGTGTATTTAGAAATCTGCTTATATTAAGCACGGTTTTTCCGATGACTGGAGAAGTATTGGGAGATGTGAAATCTCTCATTACTCAAGAGAAACGCCCCACAAAGGCTTTTGACCGATATATTTCTGATGTATTTTCAGCGGGAACCTATGGATTATTTTATGATTTTGCTACTTCGGCTGAACAAGGAAAGACCGCAAACTTCTTCTTGGGTGCCGCACCTTCGGATGCAATAAAGTATCTTGAAATCCTCGCCGCCGCACCAGCACAGATTGCAGGCGGACACGGCAATACGGCATTAAGAAACTTTAGCAAACAATTATTGCGTCAAACGGGCATCGGTAGAGTCATTGTAAATAGTGCCTACCCCAGTACCCAGCCAGGTAAATCCACCCTACAATCCTTAATGAGTTGGTCTGGAGATTAAATCATGTTTAAAAATAGTTACATCCCAACCAAGAGAAGCAGGGCAATGGCGAATGTCTTTATCGTTATATTTTGGCTGGTATTTCTGGGGATATTTTTCTATGTGAATCCCAATATATTCTAATGTTGACAACTAAGTTTGACATACTGTGGTATACTAATAGATATAAACTATTAACAAAAAAATATGAGCACAGAAGCCACACCTGCGGTGCCTACAAACGGAACACCTCCCGTCGCACCAGCAGCCACACCTTCAAATGAGCATGAGAACAAAATTGTTCTCGGTAAAGAGGAGCATGAACAGTTAGTCAGAGATGCTGCGAGAACCGCAGAATCTCAATCTCGCGCCGATAGGTACGAGAATATCCTAAAGAAGAACGGTTTACTCGGTGGAGGTCATTTCAGAGCCGCCCCACCTGTTACCCCGCCATCCGCAGAGGATAAAGCGGCAGCAGGAGCGGACGAAGACCGCAAAGCCGAGAAGGGATTACTAGGGTTAGCCCTAGACCCAGCATACAGGACAGTTTTGGATGCTGACCCGACTCTTAGAGACCTATTAACGAAGAATCCGTTGGCGGTTCTTCCAGTCTTCGCGCCAGATGCGTTAGACGCAGAGGACGCGGTAGGCTTGGTAAGGGATATGCTTAAAAAGCGTATTGCCCCTGCCCCAAACCCAATCCCAGCGACTCCTGTTGCCC